TGCAAGTCAGGATGCCATGATTGTTGTTTTCTACAGCAATTTTGGCGGTGTTGTAAAAGAAGCCCAAAGCCTGAAGGACATTGGCGAAGTAGTCCGGATGGACATGACCCCTCCAAAGACCGACCTGTTCTTTCTTGCTGTTTAGAATTTGGGCAACGGAATAGTCACCACCCCGCACACCCATCGCAACGTCAGCCCCGATATAGTAGGACTCCGCTGGATCGACAGGTTTGAAGACCTTGAGTTCCCCACGCCTGTCCTCCACGAACTGCTCCCCAATCAGACCCATTGTTGGGGCAGATCGAGGGGCTGCGTGGGCCATTTCGGCCAGTTGGTCAGGGTTGAACACAGGGCGACCTGTGGTCAGGAAGGCTTCCTCCGGTGTCGAAGGGTATTCCTGTTTGAACAAGTCGATACCGTTCTGGGCAACCTTTCGGCGGCGGAACATCAACTGCTCGTCATCAAGCCCGTGAAGATCGGCTAGGCGCTCCTCTTCGTGGGTCCTCTCGAATCCCTCAGGGACAGGTTCCCGATATTCGGCTTGAATGAACCAAGGCAGGAACACAGGGATGTAGCCGTTGGTCCCCTCCACAGCCCCTTTCCAGAGGTCATAGAAAACACCAGACACACCGTTTGCCGTGCTTTCCACGAATACACAGGTGTTTGGGCGGTTTGGGATCGCCTGAAGCGCACCGTTTAGGATGTCCTTAGCGGTATTCTTAGGCCAGAATGCAAGCTCCGACAGGTGAGCCACGGTAATGGTTTCACCACGACCAACACTATCACCACCGGCAGTTGCCACCGCATAGCCGCTATCCAGCTTGGCGAAGCTGAGTTCCTTGCGGGACGAATAGCGTGTTACAGGCTTTAGGGCCTCGGGCGTGTTGTCGTAGAAGCGCCGTGTCATGTCGAACAGCGCCTTGGTGCTGTCTGCATGGTGCGTGACCACCATCGCCTTCTGGGCGCGGCGTTGTGATGTCCACCAATACATGAAGCCACCAACTGCGGTGGACAGGCCCATCTGGCGGGCCTTTAAGATGATGACCCGAACCTTCTTCTCATTGGCAAGCTGGTTGGTTACAATTTCCAACAGTTGCCGTTGGGCTTCATTTAGAACGAAGTTTACAACTTCCCCGTCCTTGGTTCTGATCTTCAGAGCATGGGTCGCATAGAACCCGAAGTCTTCGTATAGCCTGCGCCTGATCCGTTTCCGCCGTTCGTCAGCGGTCTCAGCCATCGCCATCCTTGCTTGCGATTTCGTCCAAGAAATCCTCGGCAGTCCGCACGTTCACATTCTGGGTGGCAGCGGGTTTGGCCATGTTATATTCGAGGAGGGTCCGGATGATCGACAGGCGGTCCTTGGTGGAGTTGTCTTCAGCGAGAAGCTGAAGGGCATCCTTCATCGCCTTGCGGGCGATAGGGTTCTCTGGGAGCGAACCTTCAATATCCATGATTTTGAAAACCTTGTTTACAATAAGCCGTGCATCCTCTTTCCTCTGGGCGAATTCCGAATGCGTCATACGGTTAGGAAGTCCCGCCACTTTTAGGGGACGGTCCTTTCGTCTGGGGGCCTGCACGGCTTTCCTAGTCAGTTCCCAAAAACGCTCAGGATCACGCTGCTTTATAGCGTCGAACGTATTTTGGGTTTTACGGGCGGTCCGCTTCTTCTTTTCTTTGCGGACAACAACAGGGCGGAAGGATTCTGACGAAGCAACCCGCTCCATCAACTCCTCAAGCGTTTTGGGCCTGTTCCTTGACCCCTTCGGCCTCCCCCTCGGCCTCTTCGGCAACTTCTTCAACTCCCGAAGGAGCCACTTCGGCCTGCTTTTCGACCCTTTTGGCCTTCCGGCTTTGCTTTTCGGTGGCAGCGGGCTGTCGGGAACTTCCGGCAGCGAGGGTGTTTTCAATTCGTTCAATTTCACGGGTAATGGCTCGCTTGACCAGCTTAACGTGGTCAGGGATTCCTTGGATGTCGGTAACGATTTGAGACGACAGGGCCTTCAGTAACGCACAGCGCTCACCTTCCGTCAGGAAATTGATGCGCAACAGTGCTTCAGCAGCGGTGGCAAACGCCACCACTTCAGTAATAGAGAACATGGGATTCCTAATGGAATGGGAGGGGAACTAAGCCCCTCACCACTCACTTCTTCTTCGGTGGACGCCCACGACCTCGGGTTAATGCACCCGCATCGTAGGACTCTTGTGTTTGATGCGGCTTGTATTCCGCGATGTCATAGAAGCCCTTTCGCGCCGCATCGAGTTCTTCAGGCGTTGCTCTGGCTGCAAGCAGTTCAGGCATCACTGAATCCTCGAAGTATGCACGGGCATCGTCCCCGATCTTGATGTTGTCGCGGACATGGACAGGCATCCGGCCTAGGGCATCCAAGATTTCCGGACGCATGACCTTCGACATCTCATAGATGGCATCCGAAGCCATTCCGACCCTGTTGTTCTTCGATTTCTCGTATTGCGCAGGGCGGCGAATGGCGCGGTGGTAGAGACCTTCGCCTTCAGTGGCGGTGTCGTCACTGACAGAGCCAGACAGGACATTACCGTCAGTTTCCCCTGTCTTCGTGTTGGTGAAGGAGCCATCTTGGTTCTTTACCCAGCCCGCCTCTGCGTCCTTGGCTGCAAGAGCCGCCCAATCAATGTTCGCAGGTAGTTCCTGCGGGGCTGCTTGGGCCGGAACCGGCTTAACAGGAGTATTCGTGCTGCCATTGTCCGACATGACCTTCTGGTAAGGCTTACCTTCAGGGGCAGAGGGCGCAGCGGCATCAAGTCGGGCCTGTGCCTCTTCGTCTACCTTCACAACAGGGGGCGGTGCCTTGGCGGTCACAGGGGCTTCCTCGGCAACCTTGGGCTGGATTCCAAGTTCCTCCATAGCCTTGGCCATGCGAGGAATGAGGACCGGACCCATCTTCTTGTTCTTGGTCGGGTAATTGAGGCGGATGCGGGCAATCTCGTCAGAGAGCGCGGGAACATCACCTTCAATATGGTCCAGAGTGCGGAGCATATCCTCAGTGGAGATACCGAGACGACCGGCGAAGGCGTCATGCGTCCCGCTGATGCCTTTGATTCCTTGCGCCACAGCATCATCAATCGCGGCCTGAGCCGGATCACCACTTGGAGCCTTGGGGGCCGCAGGGGCCGTGGTTGGGTCAGCCAGAGCGGCATCCCAATCACGCGATGATGTTTCCAGTTTAGCCAACGCACTGTTGCGGGCCTGCGTCCTTCGGGCCAGAGCGGAATCTGTCGGGACGATATTGGTGGCATCGCGCATATCAGGAGTTGGGTCCTGAATCTTGCGTCGAAGTTCCGCCAGATCGCGCCGACTAGGGGGCCTGACAGCAATCTCCTCCTGCACAGGTGCGGTGGATGGATCAGCCAGTTTCGCCTCCCATTCGGCAGAAGGTGCTTCCAGCTTGGCAATGGCTGCATCTCGGGACCGAACCTTGGCAGCAAGCTGACGCTCGCTCACAGGATTACCGAAACGGATGTCATTAGGGTCCAGTTCATCAGACTTGATGGTGGACCGGAAGTCCCGCATATCGCCTCCCGTGATACGGGCTTCGGGAACCAAAGGTGTATCAGGGTTGGCAAGGCGGGCATCGAACTCTGACAGCCCATTGTCGGAAGCCTTGGTGAAGTCGCCAACGATAGACTTGATGCTGTTCACTCGGTTGCGCTGAGGAGTCATTGCCTCGTCCACAACGTCACGACCCGAACGCCTGCGCTGGGTGCGGTAGTCGCTGAGTTCCTGACGGTCCAAGCGCTGCTGGAATTTCTCCGCTTCCTTTTCGGCTGCGGTGGCATCCTTTGCACCCAAAGCTTCTTCAGCCTTTGCCCATAGTGCAGCGCTGCTCTCAGCCTGACCGGATGGGCCGGTGATTTCACCCAGCTTCTCATAGGCCATTCGGCGCTTGATAAGCTTCTCTGCGGCATGAACTCGTGCAGCTTCACCGTCACCGGCAACTTCCTTACCGATGGCCCGCATACCGCGACCAACTAGACCAGGAATTGGTGCCATATCGGCAAGATTTGCCAGCTTAGACCAAGCGCTTTTGCTTCGGGCAAGCTCAGGGGTGAGTTGCCTCAGGCGTTGAACCTTGGTGATCGCATCGGCAACAGCATCGCCCTCAACAGTTCCTCGGAGCGAGTTGACATCTTCCATGGGAATGCCGTGTTTGCTGGTGAGGGCGGCCTTCAGGCGCAGCGCATCAGCTTCAGGCATTCCTGTCTTACCGAGGAGCGTCTTGAACTCGGCTGTGTAGCTGTTTTCCAGACTGTTGATGGTCTTGGCGGTTACAGCAGCCCTGCCTTTAGGGTCGCCCTTGGACACAGCACGGCCTGAAATGGAAGTGTTAATGTCCCTTGCAATCTCGGAGTCAAAGGCGGCGAACGGGTTACGTTCTGCCTCCTTCTTGGCCCACCGTGTTGCTTGGATATGCGGAAGATTCCTCAAGGCCGTGCCAAGCGTTGCCTCACCGGCCACACCCAAGGCAGAGCCGAATGCGGCACCAGTTGCCGCGCTTTCAAGGCGGTCCTGAGGCATCCCCTCGCCATGGCCGAAACCATAGATGGCACCGGCACCCGCACCATGGGCAGCGGATTTAGCGAAACGAGAGGCGTTGGATGCGGTGGCTATATCACCAGCAAGCTCGGAGGCCTTCGCGGCCTCGTTGGCGGCTGACGCTTCCTTTCCGAGACGGATCAGGGAGCGCCCACCTGTCAGTGCCTTACTGGCGGCACCGAACGGGACAAAGGCGGAAGCAAGGCCACCGGCTAGGAAAGAAGGGAAGTGTTCTTCCTCCGCAGCCTTCTTCACGCCTCGATAGGCGTCAATGTTGGCATTGAATGAATCGGACAGTCCGCTGCCATCCCAGATGGACTTCTTGCCCAAGTGAGGGATGACAGTAGCCAGACCCGCACCGATTTCATCGTCTAGGCTGAAGGAGATACCATCCAACGCACCAAGCCCTGCGGCCTGAAGTGCGGAAGTCCGCTCAGGAGCCGCAGGGGCGGCGCTGGGAATCGGAGCGTTACCTTGAGGTGCAACAGGCGCAGGGACAGGCCGTGGAGCCTGTGGTGCGTCCTGCGGCTCCGGTGCAAGGACTTGGGGGGGCGTCAAAGTTGCCCCAACCGGATAGCCTTCAATCAGACTCCGGATCGAGGTCTGCCCTCGGTTGTAATCTCGGCGGATTTGGCCGTCGATAGCCGCAATACCAGCATCTCGGGTGGCGAAGTTCTGGAAGCCTTCACCATTCGGGTTGCGGAGGTTCCCCACGTTATTGGTGGTGGAACCTTCCGTCTGGTTATAGGCGTCACGGAACGCGACTAGCTGACTTGGCGTCAGCGGTGCGTCGATGGACACACCCAGACGCTTCGCAATTGTCGCCATCTTCTGTTCGACAATATGGTCTGGGTTATCGCCACCGTGGCTTGCCCTCGGGGTCAGACCGCCTGTGTGTGAAGCTGCCGGTTGCTGGGCAGAAGGAACACCACGGGTTGCCTGAAGCTCCTGAAGGGTTACGCCTTCCTCTCGAATGTAAGCGTCAATGTCAGACTCGGGCGCTCCCATGTCGATCATCTTAGCGATGTTGCGCTTGATGCGCCCGATGTCGTGATTAGACATTATTCAAGTCCGTATTTACTGCGAATAGAACCGTTCGATCCCGAGGGGCGTCCGGTTGGTTTGTTTTGAAGAATGGGTGCCGAGTTGGCCGTCCCGATACCGTATTGACCAGCAATGTCGGTTGCTCGGGCCTGCGAAGCATCACGCGCACGGCGAACCATGGCCACGGCGTTCTGGATTTCAGCCAAAGCACCTTGGGTATCACCCGAGGACACAAGGGTCATGATCTTGGCCCGCTCTGCGTCCCCGTCAGTCTGGACACCCTTGGCATCCAGCAGGGTCGCGTTGACAAGCTGCTGGGTGAACTGAGTTAGCTGGGAGTATGCCCGACTTCCCTCGTCAGCGCCGATGCCTGTTGCGGCTGCACCCTTGTAACGGAGGTTATTGAAGAGACCAAGCTTTAGCGTCCCGTTTTGCAGGAGGTTTGCTACAGCCGATCCGGACTCAAGGGTTCCGTTGAGGGAACTTACCTTGTCAGCGTAACCATCGAATTCCTTCAGCGCCCCTACGGGAACCTGACGGCCATCGCGGTTTGCCGCAGCAAGTGCAGCACGATTTTCAGCATTGATGCGGGCAACATCAAGGTTGTTCTGAAGCAGATCGCGGTGCCAAGCACCTTGTTCCTTCAACTGGTCTCTCTTGAAGTCCAAGTTGTCGGCGTTGATGCCTTCAGTGCTGTAGATGCGGTCCTTGACAGCTTGGTAGCCTAGGTCTGCACGGTAGCGGCCCAACGCATCGGTTGCCTTGAGCTTGCGGTCCAGAATGTCGGCGTTGTAGTCAGCAACAGGGGTCCGCTGGAATGTCGGCTGTCCGGTCTTCCGGTCGATTTGATAAGTGAAGGCACCATCAGCGGTCAGCTTAGGCTGTGCCTTGTCAATCTCGCCTTCTCGGACATTCTGGTAGGCAAGGGCACCCTTACCGAGACCCGCGAAGAAATTAGGTTCGGACAGCAGACCAGCACCCATAGCCATAAGGCCGTGTGCGCTGATATTGTCGTTATCCCTGAATTTCTCCCATAGGTTAGGATTGCGGACCTTGCCGGTGCCATCACGATTGTTGGGATTTGGGATGGCCCCAATGCCGGTCTCAGGCCCGATGTCAGCTTCAGGAATGAAGTATGAACCAGCAGTCTGGCTTCCGGCTGCGGGTGTTCGGGAAAGGTCTGCCACAGAGGACGCCTCCATGGGAGCCAGCGGGTCCTTTTGCCAAGGCGCTGCCATAGTTTGAGGATCAATGCCCCTCTTCATCATGAGGGCCATCAGGCTTTCTGGTATTTGTGCTGAATATAGGGACATTGTTATGCTGATGCTGACCGCGATCCTGCGTTTGCGAACGATTTTGCAATACCGGCACCCGTTGAAATAGTGCCAAGAACAGCGCTGAGAATACTCGGGCTGCTGGATGCAGTCTGGGTGGAAGTCCCGCCCCAATTATTCGCCCCAACAGTTCCGTAGTAGTTGTCGATCAATGACTGCTGGCGGGTGTCGTTTTGTTGCCAACGGTTGAGGTCGGCATCAAGCTGGCCCTGCTGGTCCTGCTGCATAAGCTGGCCGTTCGTAATGCCGGTCTGCATATTGCCCATGGCCATCGTGTTACCGCTGCCGATCATCCCTGCGCCTTGGCCAACGGAAGTCCCGTAAAGACCCGCAGCGCCTTGAGCGGCACCCATGTTTGCGGTTCGGGCGCTCTCGGCCAAGTTGAGGCCGCTGTTGTAAGCGCTGCTACGCATCGTGGACGCAATGTCCCCGATCTGGTCCTGAGCGCCACGCATGGCGATACCAGAGGCAATACCAGCCCGCGAGGAGTTGATGTTTCCGGAGGACGAAGCTGCCCGATCAATGGATGGGAGCGTGTTTTCACTCAGGTTGCGGGTAATGTCCCGAGACGCTGCATCAATTGCCCCGCTCAGGTAAGGGTTGTTGGCGTATTGACCAGCGGCGCTGATGTTTGCTTGGGTGGGATCAGACGAATACATCGACTGAGCCGTGCCCATGGCTGAGTTGAAGCCAGCTTGGCCGCTATTGACGGCTCCTGTGCCCGCTTGCGTCAGCGTGTTGGCGTTGGATTGGCCTGTCGAGTCAACGTAACCCTGCATGGACTTAATGGCCTGAAGGGTCTGGGGGTCCATGTTGGCGTAAAGGTCGCCATCATACCAAGAGGAACCGCTCTTACTGCGGAAAAGGTCAGCAGAAGAGTTGAAGATGCTCTTGAGCGCATCGGCCTGCGGTGCCCAAGGGGTAGTCTCGGTTTTGGTGGTCGAGGAGCCACTCAGAAAGCCCATACAGGGGTCCTATTGTATTGAATTACGGAATGTGAGCCGCCTTCAATCGGGCCTCCAAGGACGTTAAACGTGCCTCGAAAGCGGAGATTACGGTCTCGATCTTCTCGAATTGTCGGTCGGTATGCTCCCCGAGGACCCCATCAGCAGATAGGGGCCTCAGGTCGCGGCGATATGGGAATGAAGGGGAGGCCATTACTGCCGTCCTCTCTTGGTGATTGTTGCGTCAAAGCCGGAATAAGCGAAGTCATAGACCCCAGACCGCCTGATGCGGTGAGCTAGGTATCTACCGGCCTTCCGGAGGGATAACTGGTAGTTGACGGTGGGGGTGAATGCCTGAACCTCGTCCCAGATCGGCTCGATTCCGGAAACGTCATTTGCCCCGAACTGGAAGGAGATGGAGTCCGTCAATCCGCCACTCACAGCCACCTGAGGGTAGACCTTCAGGATGGATTTGTAGGAGGAAATCTCCGCACCATCCTCGTCCAAGTCGATACCGACACGCTCTGCGAAGGCATCCCTGACAAGTTCCGTCACGATTGGTCGCGGGAGGGTGCTACCGACGATGATGTCCATGCCGACAATTCGGCTCTTGGTGATGTTCTGAGCCGTGTCCTTCGCACTAGCGTAAAGCTGGAAGCGGTCAGAAGTCGTCCCTGTGGAGACGTAGGAACCACCCATGGTTTCATAGGTCACAACCTCAGGGGAACCGTAGTTCAGGCCCGAGGAGACCCCAGCATAGGTAGCAGCGGTCACGTTCGGGAGGTCGTAAAAGGTCCAGTTGTCCCTGCGGTAATTATAGACCGCAGCGCGATTGCACCCCAGAGCCGTCTCGTTGAAACCGCAGAGCCTATCGCGGCTTGGGTAGCAGAAGTGGATTTCGTTCAACTTCGGGTTGTGGGAGACGAAGCACAGGCTTTTCCGATCCGGATTCAGGGATTGGAAGATGAAGTTCTTGTTTCGACCATGGACAATCG